GTTTCCTTTAAGGAGTTCCATAATGAGCATGAGGAGCGATTTGATGCTGAAATAATGCTTAAAAGAACATTTTCTGAACAGTTTCCAGACACCCCTCAATTGCGCAAGGATTTTGTCATCAAGATGCGTAAGATGTTTGACAATACTCCTGGTCCTAATAGGCGAGTTCGATGGCAGAAGGTCAATAAGCTGATGAAGCAGCCAGACGATCCATTCATGTACAATCCTACCATAAGCAACTGGGGAGCTGATCAAAAGTCGACTGACGACATCAGTTTCTTGGCGGCTATGCGTCAGAGAATAAGATGGAGTACTTTGGCCGCTAATCAAGACAATATGCGAGCTCAAAGAGATTTTGGCGTGATCTGCTGGGAACGTTTTAGAAGGTATATGGGTTGGAAAAACCCATTCAAATTTGATGACAACTTTTACGAAAAGTGCATTATCGCCTTCCAAGAACGTCGCGGTGAAAGGTCGGAAGCGATGAAAAAGGGTAGCTTGAATAGAGCAGACCCTGATTATAGTATCCACATTACCGCGAAGACACAATGGAAACTGAAGAGCAGAGAATTTGACAAAGCCAAGCCGTTACAGCCTGTGATGATTCACGCTGACAAGTACTTATTTGAATGGGGTCCACGTGGGATTTATCTGTTGGAGAGAATTTTGCAAGAGAAACCTGATCATTGGTTCTTCTACGCAAAGAAGACCCCTGAGGAATTTTCCTCATGGGTGAATACTTACATTGAACCTGATGAAACTCTTCATATGAATGATCTTAAAGGACAAGATCAATCCACACAAGGCTGGGCTGTTACCTTTTTCTCACTTCTCATGGAGTGGTTTGGCTTTTCTCCAGAAGTAGTTGACGCATTTATACATGACAAAACTAGCAAGATGGTGAAAGACAAAGTGATGGCCATTATGACCGACTCCGGAGAGGTCTGGACTTATTTGATAAATACGACGTCATCTACTGCACGTGAGTGTGCCATGTATGATTTGCCTCCTGGTTTACCTATGGCTAATGGAGGTGATGATACTATGCGCCGTCGTTATGGTACTGTCAGTCAAGCCTACAATGAGTTACGACATTTGGACCCTTGTGAGGACAAGAGATTTGAGAGCACTACAGGAGACTTTTGTTCATTTATTGTCAAGAACGGTTTCCTGTTGAAAGATCCAATAATTTTGCTCAAACGTTTCTTAGGACGAATTGCTCGTGGTCAAGCGGAAGATGCTGTTCTCGGTTATGCGCATTTGTGGGCTATGAATTTCCGACTAGGTGACAAATTATTTGATTTGCTTGATGAAGAAGAACTTCAGGCCCATCAATTGATGACTACCATAATGTTTAACTTAAAACATCATGACATTCATACTCGACCAGACTGGTCTAAGTTGAACATACGTGGAGATTTGCAAGACACACCACAATATGATTTGGTTACTAATTCGACAATAGCCGAGAGTAGAATATTAGACGTAAACACTTTCTCACAGACAGTTACTAATTCTGTTGCGATTGTGAATGACTATGTTCATGCGGCTTTATTTGTTGAGTAAACCTCATACGTGGTGTTAACATGTCTACCTCAAATGAAGAAGTCCATAAAGTTACTGGCCC